CCTCCCCAGATTGTAGAGACAAGGCTTCGCAGAACCAGTCTTTAAGCATCGCTGGCCTCCTTCAGTAATTTGAGAGTAGTTTTCAGCTGGAACAGCATGACCTCTGCAGCTTCCAGCCACTCACCCCAAGTGCGAGACCATCTGACATTTGGCCAAGCGTTCAAAGCCAGAGGGTCAATACACTGACCAAACACAACTCGCAAAGGGCAGTCGTTGCACGGGGCATCTGGGTCTGGAAGGAAGTGCTCGCAGAGCGGACAGTCTTCTGAATACCAGCTCTCACCAATCTCAACCTCCATATAGTGATAGTCTGTTATCCACTCTGGGTCTTGCTGCGAGACCCACTCTATCATTCTCTCCCAGTGGTCTACCGACTGCTGGGTTGCTTGGATAGCCTCTTTAGTGACCTTCATTTTTTGTCTCCTCTCTTTCACGAACCTGGATGACAGCCGCAGCAAGCTTCTCAGCAAATACCTTTGCTAGGTGGCGAAGGGTCGCTTCTGCAAGTAGCACAGTGAAGAGAGCTTTCTCCCGCTCATCGTAGCCTTTCCACATAGACAGTATGCTCTCCACGTGCACACTCCGCAACTGTTCACCTTCCTGGGTGAACCGCCTTGCAAGCTCTTCCACTGCTTCTGCAACAGTGTAGAAGCTCTTCTCTGCGATGCCAAGAGCCTCAGATGTCTTCTGTTTTGTGTGGTCTATAGCTGGCAACCTCTCTGGAAAGGTTGCCACGACCTCTTCCACCCCTTCGGGAGGTAGAAGGTCAAGAGCCTTCCGCAAGGCCTGTTCCAATCCCTTTCTACTTACGTTGCTTAAGTCCATCTTTGTCCTCCTTTCTTTGTCGTCAGACCCTCCTTTCTTTTAAGCCATTAGGCCGTGCCTACAAATCCCTCTCCGACCCTTGTCGGGGTAGGCAAGGGAAGGAGGTGCTGCAGGGCAGTAGGCTGCCTGCCTGGAGAGGGCAAACTCAGCACGGCCGTTGGCACTACCGTGTCTCCTGCTGCTGGAGCAGCGTGTTGAGCATGTCTTCGACGTAGCTCCGCATCTCATCGCTAATATTGTCTGGCAGGCGATAAAAGCCTCCGCTCTCTGTCAGGTCGTAGAGCAGGTCATCCCTGCTATATGCGGGGTCTGTCGGGACTGGGTGCTTCCGCATGTAGGCTTCTGTCTCCTCCTTCGAGATGTAGAGACTCCCAGGGTCGATTACCTCTTGCTCCACATCGTCATAGACGATGATGAACCTTCCTGTCTTAATCATCTTTGCTAGACCTCCTTCGCTTTTGCGAGGAGCTTTTCAACGAGCTCCTCTTTCGAGAGACGAAGCAACCGCTCCCTGCATTGCGAACAGGTTGCCCGCAACTCCTCCTTGACTTTGTCAGGGTGAAAGCCCTCAAGGGGCACTTTTGTGCCCTCAAGGGCATCACCCTTTTCATTGCGACGCATTTCCCAAGCCTCCTGCTGCACGGCTCCACACAGTTTGCACTGGTAGCGGATAAGCAAATTGTATGGTTCAGGGCAACTCTTCCGAGGCCTCGAAGAGCGAGGCCGTTTGATTGTTATCTCAATTCCCAATGCTTGTAAAATGTCGAGGTCTTCGGCCGAAAGGCCTTCGGCCTTCTCTTCTTCAATCGTTATCTTCATGCTGCACCTCCTAAGATTTTATTATGTCCAAATGGACATGATACCATTATAACACGCCGTGTTATTTTGTCAATAGCCATAAATGCCCATAAAATGGACAAAATTTGCCAATGACCTTGCCGTTAGGCCAGAAACGTCAAATTTTGACATTATTTCTTGCCCTCGGCAAGAATGGCCTCGATTTCATCAGCCGACAGGCCATCGACCTCCATCTGCTTACGCAGCTTTGCGAGACGCAAGTCCACGGGCTTCTCGACGCCGTCGAGCGTTCCTTTGTAGCACTTGGGTGTGGGCTTCTTTCTGACCACAACGCAGGGAACACCGTCCTTGTTCTCACGAAAGTGTATGCTAATGTCATCTATGCGGAGCTTCTTCAGGACTCGCCAGATTTGCATCTTCAGAGCTTCACGCTCGCCCTTGGCGGGAGCCTCTATCCAGAGGGCTTCGCCAGGTGCATAACCGCAGACCTCATCTACTATGCTGAATGCGTCCATAGCTCAATCCTCCTATTACGATAATGTCAATTGTAACATTTGTTACGATGTAATGTCAAATCACCCAATCATCAATACACCAATAACATTTGGCCGTGTTTGTGTATGTCAATTTTTGACCTTTCTGCCACAGTGTGGCCCTGCCACTGTGTGGCTCTGCCACCTTTAGGTGCTGGTGCTTTCAGCAGCTTTGCTGCGGCAGCTTCGCTGCGGCCAGCTTTTAAATCCTTTGGATTTTTTTTTTTTTTTTTTTTTTTTTTTTTTTTTTTTTTTTTTTTTTTAGAGAGAAAAAGAAAAGCTGAGAAAAGAAAGCTGGGACAAAACCCTCTGGCCGACCCGCTGGATATAGCCAAGAAAGGTCACAAAAATATAGGGAGAAACGGCCTAGAATGTGATTGGTGTATCGGTTTTTGGGTGACATTTTCATGATAAAACGGACGTTTTATTGGGCATTTATGCCCAATGGTGACTAGCGTAGCTAGTGCAATTGGTTATTTAAAATGTCAAATTTCGACAATTCTGGCGCACGCACACGGGTGCGTGCAAACGCTTGACATTTTGTCAAAACGGAGTTATGGTGGTGTTATCACGTGCGCACGTGAAATAAATTTCACGGAGGTGCTAAAATGGCAGAAAAAGATGTGAAGGTTACTAGGGAAGGCAGTGAGCTGGTATTCACTGACGGAGCTATTGAACGGCGTTATAACATTGACGCATTGCCAAAAGACATGAAAGAGGAGCTAATGTTTCATGGTGCAAAACAAAAAATTAGGGACAGTTATAGCGGTTATCGTAAAAAAGGCGTCAAATGGTATGAAATGGCAGACGATGTATACAATGCGTTATCTAATGGGACATGGGAACGTAAACCAACATCTAAGCTTACAAAATTGCAGGAATTGGCCGATGCTGGCGCATTTAGCGCCAAACAAATGGCATTGCTAAAGGGATTGGGGCTGATAAAGTAATCCGCTTGACAACGTAAACCTGCATGGGCGTAGGCCTTCACGGCCTGCGCCCTTTCTTTTTGTCCGCTGGCGTCAGCCCAGCCGAAGCCCCCCCTAAGCCCCCAAGGGCATCCCGCCTGATGATAGACATAGCCTAAAATTCTCCCTGACCAAAATTTCAAACCGCTCCGCTGATGCGGAGTCAGCCAAAAAGTCAAATTTTGACGTTTCTTGCAGCACCGCAGGTACATCCAGCTATGCTGGCGAATAGCCCGAATGAACATTTGTCCATTCACGCATTGACTTGCGTCAATGGCGTGGTATAATGTTATCATGGGACGGCCTAAGAAAAAACTTAGCGACGAAGTCATACTGGACCTCGTAGAGCGTGGCCTTCCACAGAAGGAAATTGCCGAGGAGCTTGGCGTTAGCACGCCGACGCTGGCAAAGCGGATAGCTGACCTTCGGGAGAAGCAAGGCCTTCTGTTGAAATACCGTGCATTGCAGAGCTTGCAGCTCACCGAGCTGCAATGTAGGGTGCTGGAAGCTATAACGCCAGAGAAAATCGAAGAGGCCCCACTTCGGGACCTCGTCCTTGCATATAAAGTTCTGAAAGACAAGGAGCAATCTATTGAAGGACTGCCATCGGACATCAAAGGCCTTGTTGGTTACCTGGTCGAGCTTGAGAAGAGCAAGCTTGATAGCGAAGCTGGTGATGGCGACATCATTGATGTTACTCCTGGCAATGGAGATGGAAGTCATGCCAGAGACGAAAGTCACGTTGACAAGACTATCAACTAGCAAGGCTGGCACGCACGGAGTGCTCTCCGTGGACGGACGGGCTATGCTCGTCACGCTTGAGCCGCCGAAGGCGGTTGTGCCACCTGGGCAATACAAGCTTCGCTTGCGGTGGTCGCCACGCTTCAAGCGTAAGCTCTTCGAGGTCGCAGATGTGCCAGGGCACACGGACGTGCTGATTCATCCAGGGAATACAATCAAAGACACCAAGGGTTGTATCCTCGTTGGAACAACGAGGGAGGGCGAAGCCGTGCTTCAGAGCCGCAAGGCTCTCGAAGAGCTTCATCGCCTTCTAGGCGACAGCTCTGCTGTCTTGGAGGTGCGGGATGCGTGGCCTTAATCCCGTCGTGCTGGAACGCTTGCGTTCTTGGCAAGACAATCCGTTGAGGTTTGTGCAAGAATGCTTCAGATGGCCGAAGGACCAAGGACCGACATTCCAGCAGAAGGAAGCCCTTCAGGCAATAGCCCTGCAAAAGCGAGTTAGCATTCGCAGTGGCCACGGCTGCGGTAAGTCGGCAGTAGCCGTGTGGATAGCCTTGTGGTTCATGAGCACAAGGGCATACGCCAAGGTGGCTGTCACAGGCCCCACGGGCCGACAGCTGTATGACATATTTTGGGCCGAGCTGGCCAAATGGTTCAGGCGTAGTCGTCTGCAGGACGAGTTCGTCATGCAGAAGGGAAAATTCTTCTATAAGGCTGCACCCGAAGACTGGTGGATACGGCTGATAAGCCCGAGGGTGAAAGCCACGAAAGAGGAGCAGGCGGAAACACTTGCTGGTCTGCACGGCGACCATCTCCTCATCATCGTAGATGAGGCTAGTGGTGTGCATGACCCTGTGTTTGTGCCACTTGAAGGGGCCTTGACAAGGCCCGACAACAAAGTTTTGTTGATTGGAAACATGACGAAGTCCTCTGGATATTTCTACGACACGCATTTTCATGCTGCCATCAAGCGGAAGTGGGTGCATTTGCACTGGAACAGCGAGAAGTCACCTTTAGTGACGAAGGAAACCGTGGAATACTTCAGAGACAAATACGGCGAAGACAGCAGCGTTTACGCTGTGCGTATAAAAGGCGACCCTCCACTCACAGATGAGCGGGCCCTCATTCCACTGGAATGGAGTCGCCAGTGCATTGGCAATGAAATTGAAGTTGCTGATGACGAACCGCTCTACTTGAGTGTGGACATCGCCAGATACGGCGATGACGTCTCCGTAGTGATGCCCCGCAGGGGCCTCAAGGTCTATGAGTGGGATGTCTTCAAGGACATGAATACGATATCGCTGGCAGGAAACATCCTGCAAATGTATACAGAGCGTGATGCCAGCGGCGTCATCCTTGACGAAATCGGAGTCGGAGCAGGTGTCGTAGACTGGCTTGAAAAGCATGGAATGGTCAACTGCTACGGAGTAAATGTGTGCTGGAAGTCTAGTGACGTCAGTCGCTATCACAGGTTGCGGGACGAGTTGTGGTGGACAGTGCGAGAGAAGTGTATGAGAGGTCTGTATTCATTTCCTCCGACAGAGGAGTCGGAGACGCTGTGCGACGAGCTGGCTTCGCCGAAGTATGACTTCAATGCCCAAGGCGGTATTGTTGTTGAGAGCAAGAAGAAGATGCGAGCTCGTGGCGTCGGAAGCCCGAATAGGGCTGATGCCCTTGTTCTGAGCGAATACATTAACAGCGTAGCTCACAGAGTGTGGCCTGTGAAGAGGACTCATGTGCCTTCTAGCAGAAAATATTATACTGTAAGTGGAGAACACGCATGGATGGTAACTTAAAGCTGTATAGGAAACTGAGAGGCAAACGTGGTTTTGTGGGCCTCTCGAAAGTAGAACAGCCAGTTTTGGCCGAGGGAGTAGAGACTGGTGAGACGGGTATCAGGGTGTATGTTAGGAAAAAGCTGCCTATGAGTATGCTTAGGAAGCGGGATGTAATCCCATCTGAATTTGACGGGAAGCGAGTTGACGTAGTCGAGATTGGTGACATCACCGCTCTAGCGGTGGACAAGACCAGAAGGTTCAGACCTGTCCCGATAGGCGTCTCCATAGGACATGTCAGCATAACTGCCTGCAGTTTGGGCATCTATCCCATCCATAAAGACGGAGTTGTCCTTGTGGGCGGCAACGCTCATTGCTACACACCTGACCCAAGCCTCAGCCCAGAGCAGGTAAAGGAGAGACGAATAGCTCAGCCTGGAAGATATCACGATGAGAACTCGGGCGTAGTGGGTGAATATTTCTGGCACGAGAAAATTGTGCCTGTGGATGAAGGATGTCCTATTGGCAAGGCTGTTGTCAGTGCCCTCAACTTTCTTGCCAAGCTGGTTGGGAGTGGAACAAGGCTCTCCCTTGAAAGGGAGAATATGAATTATATTGACTTCGCTGTATATGTTCCGACCGTCACTCATATTGATGAAATCGCTGACGGCAGCATTGATGAGTCAGCTCCTATGGTGGGCTTTCTCTTTGCAGGTAGTGACAAAGTCGGTGTGATATGCAAGGCGAAATACGTCGTAGACCGAGGTTTTACTTTCAATGTTCCTGTGGCTGAGGTGCACAGTGGTGACAGAGTGAAAGGATGTTCCTTCTGGTGCAACTATGAGACCGTTGTGACAGATGAGTCAGCTATACTGCAGGTCAACTATGGCAATTTTGTTGCCTTGTTTGACGACGTTGTCCTTGTAAAGAACGAAGATGTAATCCGAGGAGGATGGAGCGGAACAGGCTTCCGTAAGGTAAGATGAGCAGGATAGTGGCAGAGAACGAAAACTGGCGAATAAGACAGGCAGAGGGCGACAACTACGCTCTTACCTGTGGTAAGGGCCACTTCACGTTCTACATAAAGGGGCGAAATGAGAAGCTCGTGTTCTACAATGCACTTATGTCGGCGAAAGCTGAGATGAAAGATGTGGTCTTTCTGACATTTGGTGGTTGGTTTGCGTTATGGCTGACAGTGGAAGATGTGAACTTTCTGTTGGAAAACCTGCCGATGACGGAGGCGGAGAAAGAGGCAAGCACGGAAGTGAGCACAGAAGTGCGAGGCTCTGGAGGAGTGACCATACAGTGATAAAGTCAAAATTTGACTTTTCTTGGAGGATTAAATGGAAAATGCTTTAATAGATGGCAATCATAATGCTAGCTTACTAGCCGAAGACGCTGACGGCTGTGAAACAGCTCGGCTGCGGTGCAGGGGCAGAGCTCTGGTCATCGTCGGAGGACCTCTGGTCCTGGCTCTGCAAAAGGTCAACGACAAGTATTCTTGGGGAGATGGCTTTGCGTATCTCTTGATGCCTATTCCAAATCCTGCGGACCTGGACGGTGATGATAGTCTGGACTACGAAGAGAAGACGGGAATAACAAACACCACCGAAGCTAAGCAGATAGACAAAGTCTTTGTCTTCGCAGACCTACAGCACTATTATGTGCTGCCGCCGAAGGGTGGTCTTGTCAGGACTGTTGTTCGGACGGGTATTGCGAGGACAGGCGGAACTGGGGATGTCTATTTGACGAAGATGACGTTTAGTCTGGGCTACGTGGATGGTGCTGGGAGCTTCACTTCTGGGTCTACTGCAGACGCAACGCCTAATTTCCATACAGACAAGACAGATTATCAGTTATGCAGTGGGCAGGCTTGGCTCAATTGGGACTTCGACATACCTGGTGGGCGAACGTTTGCTTTGAGGGTGCAGCTGTATGGGAAGGTCGGTAGTGGTGTAACTGGCAGGATGAAACTTTGTTGTGGTCGAGATACTTATGACAGCTTTTTGGAATTTTGAGGAGGGCTTATGCGGTTTTTGACGCAGCAATTTGGTTATTGGGGCTATGCTATAAGGAGATTTCTGGAGGAGAATCAAGGAGAAGGGAGTTCGAGTGAAGCGTATGGCGGATATTCTGCAATTGTTTATATTGACGGCAGCTCTGTAATTGCAAGGGATTATAAAGGAAATATTATTGCCTCAGGCACGGCAGGAACGGATGATGCAAGTGTAATAAATAATGCATTTTCTAATCTTACAGGTTCTAGAACATGGCGGGAAAAAGTTAAGCTTATAGGGAGTTTCGCATTAACTGATAATATTTCAATTCCTTCCTATACCATTTTTGATGCTGAAGAAGCCAAGTTAACTTTGGCAGCTAGCACAGCAAAAAATGTAATAGAAGTAAAAAATGCTTCTTATGTTGATATTATTGGTGGGATATATGATGGGAATAGAACAAACCAATCTGAAAGTGGAACTATCTTCCTTCAAAATGGAATATGGATACAAAATGCAAATCATGTAAGACTGTATAGACCTAGAGTAATCAGTCCTTATAGAGGTGGAATAATTGTAAGAGCTTCTACAGGGGAGACTACATCAGATATTTGGATTTACGACCCAGAAGTTTATGATTTTTTGGATAACGGGGCTACACAAAATTTACCAGGAATATTTATAAATGGGCAAAATGGAACATTAGAACGAGTATATATAGTAAATCCGTATGTCCATGATAGTTCAAAAACATCAACTGGTCCTGTGGGGATTTCTAATTATTACGCTAGTAAAATCTTTATTATGGGTGGCAGTATAGACACAGTAGGAGATGATTGTCTTACAGCAAATAATGTTACGGAAATAGTAATATCTTCTCAAATTACTACTAAAAGTAGCCAAGTAGGGCATGGAGTTCAGATAGTTGATTCAAGTGATTTTGCAATCATTGGTGTAATTTCAGAATTGAATAATAAAATAGGGATTTATGTAAATAATAGCTCTAATGGCTTAGTTTCCAATTGCATAGCTAAAAATAATGGTCAAGGAGGTGAAACTGGCAATTTAGTTGGAATTGGGTTAAGTGGTTCTTCTGGTTGTTCAGATGTCTTAGTTATAGGAAATAGATGTTATGATGACCAGGCTAACAAGACACAGGCAACAGGAATAAATGAATATAATAGTGATTATAATATAATAATTGGAAATGATTGTCGTGGCAATAAGACCCATGCTGTTCAATGTGTAGGTGCACATACGATTGTTAAGGATAATCAAGGGTATGTAAATGAAAATGAAGGTTCAGCCACAATCACTAGTGGCAATACCTCTGTAACAGTAAATCATGGTCTTGTTGACACTCCTACCAATATCCAATTGACTGGGACTCATAGTGAAGTAAAGGATGCTTATGTTACAAATCCAGGTGCTACAAGTTTTACTATACAGGTAGATTCTGCTGTTTCAGCAGATAGAGTAGTTCATTGGAAGGCTAAGGTATGAAGTCTGGTAGACTCGCAATGTTTGGAGGGATGATAAGATGGAGGGAGTAACAGTTGTGAAGGTGATTGTGCTGTTGTTGTGTGCGTTGCTCTTGGTGGGGTGTGCTGCTCGCATGAAGGGTCTCACCAGGAGCTACGACAGGTTTATGAAACAAGCCGATAGGCTTGCTGCTGTGTTGTGCTCGCACAGCGAGTTCTCGGTTTGCTACTGGAAAGCAGCTCTCGGAGACGACATTAGCAAAATGCCTGCCGAGGCGATGGAAATTCTTGAGGAAATTGAGCTGACGGTTAAGGGCAAGAAAGTTGAAGACCTCACAGAGTGTGAAAAGGGCAAGCTGTTAGGTTTGTGGCAGCGGTTTGGTTCACTGGTAGGCAAGGATGTTATCAAGCGTGTTGTGCCCTTCATGATGAAATTTGCGGGAGCACTGTGATGACGTGGAAGGAGTTTAAAGAGAAAGTTGACGAACGACTGGCGGAGCTTGGGATTGACGAGAACGTCAATGTCTGCTGGATTGATGTAGTGCTGTATAGCACTGACGAGATAGATATTGAATATGTCAAGGACGAAGACTGTATTAGGGTGATAGACTGATGGACGAAGTCTTTGTGAGGGCAATAGAGTTTGTGAAGCTGCTTAAGCAGTGGGTCCTAGAAGCTAGGACCAGGTGTCATGAGGTCGAAGACCCTGAAGAATGTCGCAAGACTGCGGAGCAGCTCATTAAGCTGATAGAGAGGTTTGAGAAGTTAATGGAGTTAAGATGGGGCGTCAAAATTTGACGTTTCTTGGAGGTAAGGATGCTATCCGAAAAGGAGTGGAGAGATTTTAAGATGAAGGCTTCGAGGGCCAAAAACACGGAAGCTCTCAAGGTGGTAGCTGCCTTGGTGTGGATTGTTCAGGACTTGAGGGACATGCTCAAGTCGCTGGACCAAAGACTTTGTGTGTTGGAGGAGAGATGTGGGAGACATCTTTGCAAGTGTGTTGGGCGTGGTAGTGAGCATTCTGCTCACAATACTGTGCAGGGAGGTAATGGCAACCAAGAAGATGGTTGCTAAAATGAATGCAGAACTTGCTGAGTATAAGGTGCTTGTAGAGCACCGTCTGACGAGACTGGAAGCAAAAGTTTTTAACAGGGTGTGTAAATGAACGAAGTTGCTGAGAGCGGAATAAAGCAGCATCGTCGAAGCGGAGCCTCACAGAGCGAGGAGGAGCTCCTCGGGAAGTTGCAGGAGTGGTTGCGAGAGGCAGAGCGAAGCACGCCCGAGACGAGGTGGCGTGAGGAGGCAGAGGAAGACTATGACTTCTATGCTGGGCGACAGGACAAACCTGAAGTGCGACAGGCACTTATTGCACAGAAACGTCCTGTCACGGTGTATAACGAAGTTAAGCCTCGGATAG